TTCCAAAAATTTCATTGTTGAATCAAGATTCTCCTCACAAACCCACGGCACAAAGGCAAACTCAGTCCCGTCCAATTCAAAACTCTCTACCCCATCAATGATGTTTATATTTTCCTCTCCACCAAGCAAAAGTTCAAGGGAGTTTACGGCATTTGTATTTTTGTAATAGACGTCGTGGTTTCCAAGGATAATATAACAATCCACCCCCCGAAGACCTATTTGACCGAAGAAATACCCCCGACACGATTGTAATGTTTGAAAATTGATGTATTTTCGACGATCAAAAACATCCCCCAAATGAAAGATCATCTTGATCTCCTCGGCGTCTATATAAGGAAAAAATACCTCCTCAAAGAACTTCTTTATATACGCATCAAATGCCGGTGAATCGAGACGAACCCCAAAATGAGAATCGTTTAAAATAGCTATACGCACTAACAACCCCCCTTGGGGTTTGAATACTCATTGACTGGTGGTGACCCATAACTACGATCTGAATACAGGGACACCTTATCAACCCACACCAACCCCCCGGTCATTTGAACCACAATGGGGTTGATATCCTCAAAGATCATCTTTGGAAAACATTTTGGGTCTGGACAGTCCATCAAACGAATATCACACGCCCCCTGTTCTTCCAACCCCATAAACGTATCGAGCAAAGAATCTTTGGAAGAAATGATAAAAGTTTTTCCAAAGGTCTCTTCAAGATAATCAAATATCCACAAATGATTAAAGGTTTTCATTACATCCAGATTATCCCACGAAGTTTGCAATTCAATGTGTGGATAACAAACATATGCCCTGATAAGGGGAGATATTAATTCGTTTCTATAGATGCAACGATAGCTGCAATCCGCCCTCAAATAATGTGATAGATTTTTCATCGTTAGCTCTGCAACATGGCTAGAAGGTGCATGGTCTGAAATTTGGCGTCGTCCAATGAATTATGATACGTACCAGCCCGAGTAGGCACTTTAATTTGAATAAGGTTTTTTACTGTACGGTAACACCTATCATCCCACGGAAGCCACGGTCGCTTCCCCCCCACAGCTTTGTATGCACTATCTAATATAACATTATCGAACCCTGCTCCGCAACCCCATGTGGGTAAAGATTTCCCCCCATACCATTTGGTGAATAGATTCAGGACCTCTTCCAGCGGAAGGCAATTTTGTGTTAATTCCTTCAGAACATTTTTATCCTGATTTTTCCACCAATCAATGGTACTCTGACTGAAAACCAATCCCGCCTTTTTACAACTAATGGCGTCTACTGTATGGTAGAAAGTATCAACAATCGGAGAGTCCTTGGCCGCAACATCAAGATCAAACTTAACAGCACCAATGGAACAAATCACAGCATTATATTCTATACCCATGGTCTCAAGATCCAACATGACGTTTATCGTTTTGCTCATAGAACCCCCCTCAGGACGTTGGCCAACAGACGGTATTAAAACCACGAAACACACTCTCCAACCTCAATTCTTCTGTGGACGGATATACCCATATCGGTATCATTTTATTGATAATGGAAGTCTCGTATTCTATAAACAACTTGGATTGGAGTATTGCGGTGTATGCCAGTATCTCGTCCCACCAAGCCCCATTGGTTATATTTACATTAATTGAACCATATGTGGATCTAACATCGCAAATATAAGACTTGATGATGTCCGTCCTGACCAAATCCGATTTCCCGGTAAAACCGAGGGTTTGAAGATCAATTACAAAATGTATTAACCCCCCACCAACATTTTCAAATGGTGTATTAACCTCCCCAATCTTACCAAGGAATTTCTTCATATCCGGTTCCAATGGGGGGATTGCAGAGGTATGAATCAGGATTGTATCTGGAAGTATTCTCTCCTGAGCAATAGCACCAATAATATCAATTATAAGCTTCTGGTGTTCCATGGGATCGTGCTTCCCAACACCATCGAAACATAGAAGGGCGCTTTGTTCTGTAAATTGATGTACAAAGTCGCCGCGAGTATTGTACTTAGTTTTCAATAAAGAGTACACTTCATCAGCTATCTTGTATACATCAGAGGTTAACAGGTCGTCAAACACCACCCGAATCATCGGCCTCCCGACAAACTCTCCATATTTACATATAATATATTCGATCATAAATTCCTTTGGGATGTGTTAAATGTCCATGTATTTAGGACGCCGTTTCTTGATGGTTTTCTTGACCAGTGACGCCGCCCTATCTTTGGCCAATTCCTGTTGGGATGCCTGTACTTCTTTTTTCAGAAATTCAATATACTCGTTCCCATATTCCCCGGAATCGTGTGCCTGTAGTATAATGTCGTCCAGATTCAGGCTTTCGATATACCTGTACTTTGTATGTAATTGTCTCTTTTCTCTCTGTATACGACGAATAAAGGCGTAATAGCAGATTTGGGAAAAATAAGCAAAGGGGTTGGAAGACTTCTTGGGATCGAAATTGTCCACATAGATCAAACAATTTTCAATGGCATCCAATATCATATCATCCCGATATGTATTTCCCGTAACAAAGATGGAATTGTTTCTTCGACAAACAAAAGTTCCGTATTCTGTCTGTGGACACCAAATCACTCCTTTATGTGGAAAGGTGGGTTGTGCTGGTGTGCGTCCCAGTACGTCGGAACCATGAAAATTTATCTTCTGTATGGGTGTCGTTTTTTTATTGTTAAGAGTGACCGTGTGCATCCTCCCACACGACATTTCTCGTGTCTTTACATTGGTCGCTATTCCCGACAAGGCACACAAAAACACAAATGTATCAACACGATCCTTATTTGTTTGCATATATTTTCTCAATCCGCCACTTGTTACTGTACCATCCCCAGAGACCAATGCATTAATCAGGACCTCTCTGTGTTGTTGGGACAGCGATATAATAAAGTCATACGATAAAGCGCCATCGGGGATGGCTTTCAAAATCTCCTCTGATCTGGAAAGGGGTAGCCTGAAAAGGCTGCTCCCATCTATCCGTGGAACTAACTCCACGTCCGAAAAACCCAAGGCGGATAAACACAACTTGATTCTATACGCCTTCCACCCCTCTTTCTGGGAAATGGTTAAATACTTCGTCTTTTCCACGACCTTTTTATTAACATGTTTAAGTGTGGCACCATCGGTGGCACACCACCCCACCAGTTCAACAAAATAATCATTATATTCTGTCACACCCCCCTTCTCAGGACCCCCAATAAGGGTGATATGCTGATCACTCCTTAAATTATTCACCGAGATAAGTTCTCTACCACACACGAAATTATGACCATCACTCACCATGGCATCTATATCAGGATTGAATAGATGAAACAATTTATCATCGAACCGGTCATTAATGAATATATCCTTTATCGCAGACCATTTCAAGGTATCGTCCTTCATATCCAAGGAAAGAATGGCGTCGTCCATTTTTAACTGATCATACTTCAACCATCCGCGCTTTGTCAGCGCCTCTGTTCTATCATCAACACAGTAGTTAATGAAATTACTTTTGAAGGCCAGATGATTTGCTATTTTGATCAGACAATTTCCCAGATAATCGCTTATTTGTGGTTTTTCCTGCTTTAATCTTTTGGCACGACGAACTGCAATACCCTGTTTCACCAAGGCGGCAAGGAATTCTTTATTATCAATATAATATGGTTTTTCTATGTCCTTCGGTTTATTCATAATCCTCCCTCATCAATAAATTTAACTTCGCCAGTATTAGAAACAGAACGTAATAATTTATAAATTTCAGCTTCCCTGTGTGCGTCCTCTTCCACAATTCTTTGTGTTTCCTCAAACATTTTTACCTTGATAAGATATTCCTCATATTGTCTACGAGCACCATCCTTCAAGTCTCCCATCGTCAGTATAATTTCAGATCCAATAACAAAATCTTCACTATTACTCATTCCAACCCACGGACGAATGGCCCACTGTTCCACGAGAACGTTGGGGTCGTTTTGTTGACGCACCTCCTTTACTGGGGTGGCCAAGACGGGGTGTACCAGAGTAAGGTATGGTTCCGAAAAGGCAATCTTAATATCAGAACGCATTATACACCAAATATTTTCCCCAGTCTTCAAACGAACAAGCTTATAATACTCCCCGTTGTTATATGGGGATTGGGAAAATTCCATGCCAGATCCAACTCTCATCCACCCTCCTTATAAGTTGATCGAAAATGATCTATACGAAAAACTTTCACTATTGTATATTTTTATCCTCTCTATGAGGTGGAGGAGGGTGTAATTCTTATGGGATTTCCACGAAAGATCGTCCCCTATATCATACAAATTACACGTTTCCTTGGTGCCACTCTTTCTTAAACCACGTCCGATAGACTGAAGATTTCGAATACGGGACTTGGTGGGAGAGGCGAGGATAATATTATGAAGGTTTCGTATGTTAGTTCCTTGACTGAAAACCCCCACACTGGCCACAATAATAGCGTCCTGCTGTTGTTCTGTAATTTCCCTCACCCGTTCTCTTTGTTCTGCGTCCACTCCCCCATGAACGAAAAACACCATGCGCTTCTCCTCGACGGCCTCTACAATCAAGTCGTATAAAATCTTTCCATGTCTTTCGATATATTGAAAGAGAAGTAACGTATTACCCTTCTGATCAAGTGCAAGATTTCGAACAAAGGAATTGCGCTTCTGATGTGATACTAAAAAGTCTATCTCTTCCTGATAGGTGTATTTTGCACACGCCTTTCGTTCCACATCGGTATACTGCAAGGATAAACACTTGATATTCAAATCAGCCAGTTGTTTTTTGTCCATCAGGTGTCTGGTAGTTGTAACCTTATATACAGGACCAAACAACCCTTCCAAGATTAAACGATTACATTTAGTTCCATCCAAGGTTCCGGTGGTACCAATTCGAATAGAGGTTTGTGTCGCTCCAGCTAAAATTTTGGTTAATGATTTGGCCTGATAAAGGTGTGCTTCATCCCCATATATCACATCGAATTGTTGGAGAAACGATTTCGGCTGTCTCAGCAGAATTTGCCAAGTTGCGATCAAAATCGGTTTTCCTGTAAGTGTTTTACCGGCATACAACTGATCGCAATTGTCCTCAACCCTCCAACCATTCACCAACGAGTAGTCGGCAAAATCGGTATACATCTGGGAAACAAGTTGTGTGGTGGGAACAATTATCAGTTGCTTCTTTCCCTTGTTCTGATACCACCTAAGAAGGGCGTATATAATTAAACTTTTACCGCTGGCCGTAGGAGCTAATAATAATATTCTGGAACGAATCAATGATTGATATATTGCATCCAATTGATACGTTCTGGCTTCAATTCTTTCGTCGTGGGCGTGAAGTTCCAATCCTTGAACAAAATCAAAAACTTCTTCCTCGTTGGTATCTTCTCCAATGTGCGGACATTCATCAATAAATTCATATCCGCGTGTTTCACAGAATTCCTTGGTGTGATTCCGAAGGCCGAGATAAAGATCTCCTGTAATGGTTGAGACCAATCTCAGTTTGCCGTCCCAGTACTTGGCCTTGAATTTGGGGGAGAACCTCGCCCCCGGAACCTCAAATGTAAAGAAATCGGAGATTTCATACATAGTTGACGGATCGGTGTCAATATGCATGTAAGTTTCATTACGCTTCGTTACTCGAACCTCAACCACTATCCGCCTTGGAAAAAAATATGAGCTTGCAGGGAAGTCTTCACGTCCCAGCTTCTCGATGCAATAGACTTGAGAATAGATTCGAGTTGGTATGACATGGTTCGGAGCAATTCCAATTCTTCCTGCAAAGCAATCATGTCGTCATCGGTTGCAATGAGATCTTCCATCTCTGTTTTAAGAGGACGGTTCTTTTGATACTGCTCCCACCCACGCTCCTCCAATTCCTTCTTGGTTAACTCCCCCCTGAAATATAAGGACTTGGTTCTTCGCATACGCAAATACTCAGACTCCTTCTTCCGAAGCTCCTGTTTCACCCCGATCAGATATCCTAAATATTTGGAATGCAGCCGTGGCGTATTTGCCGCTGCCTTGGCGTAGTCGGTTTGGTCTATTTTGGAATCAGTATCCCACTGAATAACAATTTCTTCCGGTTTCATTTACACCTCGCGTAAGTGTATAATAATACTACATTATATAGTAGAAATCAAGCCTAACCGGACACTATTGCCTCGGGGATAAACATGTTAAATTGGAAGGTGACGGCTGCATGAAAATAGTCATGACCACCGGACGAAACGTCGAAATCCAATCCAGAAAGTGATGTTGGGTAACACTCAAGAAAATCAAATCTGGCGACTGGGGTGTTATTGGAACCCAATGCAATCAAGGTGGCATCACTCAACTGCGAATATTCTGATATGTTTCTGAGTGAATCTGAATGGAGATAACCACGGGATTTTGTATAATCTATAAATTGTTGTCGTGTTTTTGGAAAACCCAATCCAATGATCCAATTATATAATTCAATGTAATTGGACATATCTTCCTGAATCATGAATCGAAGAGACAACTCACCATGTGTTATCTTATCACCCGGATGTGGAAGATCAATAAAGGGTGTTGGCTGCATTGCTGTCCCAAGATTCAATGCGGGAACGTTGGCTGATTGAACAAAGTATGATACCATGGGGAGGTTGTGGATAAAAAATCTGAATCCCACAGGACGAAGAAAATTAATATCCTCGGGCTGTCTATGGTTCCATTGTAGTTCTTCCACCGAGAGTTTTTGGCTTGTTTGTGTTGTCATGTGGGTATTAAAAACGTGTAAATTGATTGGATCGAGTTTATACAAAAGGGCTTGACAAGGTTTTAAAATTCAATTATCATTCTTTTAACACCAAGTAAGAATAAAACAACCGACTTAAAAGAACTATAAGGATAAAAAGAACTTAACTGGGTTGGCCCGCAGGGCCTCCCGAAGGGACCAATAGATTTTGAATCTCCACTAAAGCATCAAGCGGCTTCTTCTCGCTCTCTAAAATATAATTCCCCCTTGAGTCGTAGAAGTGCTTATTCAAAACCTTCATCGCCACGTCTCTGGCCAACCTTTCCGTGGGATGAAGCTGGTGCCATGACTTATTATCCCAGATAGAATCCCACAACGCCTTCGGCAAGGCCCAAAGATATGAAAGGGTATAATTAAACACACCCCGTGTCATACGTCCCCAGTAATGAACAATTTCACGAACCATCGTTTCGGCCAATATGTATGGCTGATTTGATCTCATATAGATGGTTTTCAGGGGGGTGTTCGTGGGAAGCATGTTGGCAAGGACTGCTGATAAATTTGTTTTACGTACCCTACACCCCTTGGGTATAATAATAGGCATAACAGAGGGTGCCCCGGTATAAACGTGAACTTTATCGGTCCCCTCCACAACCCTTGTATAGACTGGGGGAATAGTTAGGATAGCGTTGCGACTCCCTCCCATGACTTGGATTATATCAAACATAATTGTCCTTAACCTAGGTTTATGTAAAGTATATTTGCTATTGTGGGTGGTGCGTGATTATTTATGCTCCTCGAAGAGTCCTACATCAACACATAGGTATAAGTTCCACAGTCATATATTCGATCATATCCCAAGGATTGGGTCCAATCGTATTCAGATTCCATAATACCCTTCGGTTTCTGAAAGTGCATTCGATGCAGTCGAACCTCCGTCCCCCTCTTCACGTAGTAGTATCCCGGTGGGTTGGTTCTCGTTCTCTTGAATCCATTCTTTTCATAAACCGCCCCTTGTGAGTATCGGCGGTCGGCGTAGCTCACAATACTTCCGAGATTGTTTCTTTGAAAATGTTTCAGAAGTTTCGAAAACCCGCCTATGATGTTTGTATTATTTAGATTACAGAATCGCGTGAGTTCCCACGAATATGAGGCAAATCGGGGCTTGGCGAAGGTCATCACCGACACCAATCTATTCTCATGGAATAATCCATACTTAAATCGACTACGATCTTCCCCCTGAAGGTGATTGTTGTTCAGGAACTCATTTTTCGTTGTTGGGGAAATTTCTCGAACCTCACACTTCCGGGCATGAAGAGTCTCCAAGGTATACCCAAGACGATGGCGAATCAGGGAGTTGATGATTTCGGGATGTCGGGCATATTCATCGCTGAAGATATGTATTAATTGAATCCCCTGCTTCTCGCAAGTTTCTGTTTTCGAGAGGTGGTAGGATTTATCTTTTTGGAGAGCATAGGAAGGTCCCGAAGGTTTGAATAGGTGGTGATATACACCATTATATTCTATTGCAAAGTTTTTTTCGGGAAAATATATATCCAATTCCCTCCCCCCACAAACACTTCGATTGTTCTCTTCAACCTTTCCGGAATAGTAAGTTTGGATATGTGCAATAATTTTTCGGCACGGTTTACTAAGTCGGTTAAACTTTCGTGGATAACTGTTGGGGGGCGTGGGGGTAATGTCGTGAAAGGCCACGAATCTTTGGACAGTTGCCTTCGAGGTGCCGAGAATAGTAGCAATATCCTCCATCGTCCTTTTCTGTACAACATAATTGTCATACATCCATTGATAATCTTCCAGACAGCGGTTGGCCGTGGAATTTCTTCGTCTCCCATCAATGGTATCGTCCAGCCCGAATTTCTTCAGGGCATCATAAAGCGGGGGAAGTCCGGAGAACCCCAGATCCCCCGCAATTGTTTCGAGGGCGCGTTTCTGAATTATCCGCTGATCGTAGAGCCAGTCCCTGTCCTGAAGCCTTGCTTGTGCTTCGGGGGAGATTTTTATTGGACGATCCCCCCTCCGATTTGCTTCCCGAGACGCCTCGTGGTGTGTCTTGAGGGGAATCTCATACTGGAGAAGCCAATTACGAACGGTTGGATGTGATACCCCATACACCTTTCCAAGTGAGGAAAGGGTGGATCCGGCGGCTGTGTAGGCCCCTTGGAGATCTTCTTTTTGTGGGGGGGTGGATTTCTTCATATAGTAATGTAATCAATGTTGGGCGGGAAATCAAGAGTGGGTTGGA